CAGGATAGCATTGATATTTTAATTGGATTGGGAATGGAATATAAAGGAAAATTAAAAATGCTAATGTCATCTATGATCGGCGTTGATCAAAAAAATGTTAAGAATAGTGTTAAGGTGGACGGAGTTGCTTTAAAGTATGAACCCATCCTGCTATTTTGGAAGCCAAAATAATGCATACACTTAAATTAAATCCATTTGAATTTGCATTTATAGAATTTAATGAATTGGATTCACTAAATCCAGATAGTTTTTTTCTCCACCGTGCAATTGGAATGGAAAAATCAAATGTGAAACAGTATTTAGATCATTTTAATTTAGTTAGAAGTAATACATTTGGATTTGGGGGAGTTTTGCCTGCAGAATATACGCATGAATATAATAAAATTGCAAGAGATTGGCAAAGAAAAATTACAACTATTGGAATAAATGATGATATTATTATTGTTGTATTAAAAAAAGTTCAAATGTTTAAGCATGTTTATACCCGCATAGAAGGAATTCCTATTAGTATAAATAACAATGCTAATAATGTAAATATAATTTTAAATAAATTATTTGATGTTAAATTGGTTGAAAAAATTGGAGTATTGGAAAATGAAGCTGAACTTATTAAACCATTAGGATTTGTATTTGATTCGTTAATAGATTCATATAATTTTTATAGTCATATTCCATCAAATTTTGAAAAAATAAATAAGAATAGATGGAGAACTAAAAAAGGTATAAATAGAATTTTAAAAATGGAAAATTTTAATTGGAAATTATTAAATAGCTACGATGATCGTGTTAAACTTATTAGTGAAGGATTTTCTAAATGGAAAAAAGAAGTATTAGAAGAAACAAAAGGATGGCAGCATCTTGCTAAAGCGGCTGTAAATTATGAATATTGGAATGATAAAAATTGTTCTTACTATTTACTATTATATAAGGATATTCCATTATCATTATGTATTTATATTTTAATTAATGGTGTTATAGCTCATCAAATAGTTAATAAATCAATAGCACATTCTATATTTAATATTGACTATGATAAATTTGAACCATGGGAAAAGTTGGAGTTTGAAGAAATTAGTAAAAGAATGGGGACATTAACGCATTATATAACAATTAAAGATTTATCAGAAAAGAATTTTAAACATGGTTATTTTGGTGGAGCATTTAGCACAAAAAGTTTGCAAAAATTTAAACGAATTGTAAATGATAGTGAAATTCAACATAATATTTACAGAAAGGAATAAATGTGAATACGGTTATACATAATAGTAAATTTAATAATATTAAAGTAATAGTTACAGAATCCAAACGTAATATATATTTAACATTTGGAGGATGGGATAGACAAACATCTATGGCTAAAGGTTATCCAGATTCAAGATTAATGTTAAAATATACCCGAGATATGATTGAAGGATTTAGTTTATGCCCAAATCCAAAAGATATTTTAATAATTGGTCTTGGCGGAGGAAGTTTACTTAAATATATCTATAAAGTATTTCCAAATATTAATATAGATGTTATTGAATTAATACCAGATGTTGTTTCAGTAGCCAAAAAATATTTTAATATACCAATTACAAATAATATTATGACAGGAGATGCTGTTGATATTTTAAATTCATATAATAAAAAATATGATTTAATTATGGTAGATACATTTAGTTCTTCTGGAATACCTGCAAAATTAAAAACTGAAGCATTTTATAAACAAATTAAATTACATTTAAAAGATGAAGGTTGGGTGGTTGCTAATACATGGGCAAATACTAATACTGCTCCAAAAATTCTTAATGGCTGGAAGCAAATATATGATACTGTTTTAATTTTAGATACTGGTAAAAAAATTGCTGGAAATCTCATAATATTTTCTGGAAATAAAATACCAAAATTTAATGATGATTATTTTAAAAAACTTATACCACTTAATAATTTATTATTAAAAACTAATTGGAAAAAAGATATACAATTACATGGTAAATTTATAAAAACTTAAATAGGAGGCTATAATGCTTAATGAAACGCAAATAGTAGATAATTATACTAAATTAATATCTACAATAACATCTGAATTTTCTGGAGAAAGGCAAGAAAATTTATTAAAAATGTATGAACACTTTGGAAATAGAATTGTAGTTGCACCAGCAAGTTCAGTTGAGCATTTCCATTGTGCATATCCAGGAGGATATATTGAACATATTTTTAATGTATATGATAATGCTATTGAAATGGTTAAATTATTTGCAAAACAAGGTGGTAAAATTGATTTTACTGCAGAAGAAGTTAAATTTTCAGCATTGCATCATGATTTAGGTAAAATTGGAAGTTTAAAATATGATGGATATATTGAACAAGAAAGTGATTGGCATAGAAAAAATCAAGGATCCATATATATAATGAATCCAAATAATCAATGGATGGGATATTCAGATAGAACTATATTTTTATTAAATTCATTTAATATTTCTTTAACTGAAGTGGAATATCTTACAATAAAATTAACTGATGGTTTATTTGATCCTGGAAATGATCCATATTTAAAATCATTTAATAAAGATAAAAAATTACATTCAAGTTTACCATTAATAATGCATTGGGCAGATCATATGGCAACCCGCATAGAATATTTAAATTGGAAATCTGATGTGGAAGATACAAAAAAAGCTGTGAGCAAAAAATATGCAAAAATATTACATTCTGATATTATTTCTACTCCAGAACCAAAAATTGTTGAAAAGTTTGAAGATATTTTTAAAGAGGAGGATTAATTATGTGGATATTTATAGCAATATTAGAATTTTTATTATTATTAGTGTTTGCTTATATCATACGCAATTTAATTATTAAAGAAACTACAATAACAACATGGATAGAAAATTTTATTAAAAAAATAATTTCAGTTAATCAACGAATTACAGAAATTGATGATAGTGGAGCATTTGAAGCAGATGATGTAGTTGGGGATGTTTTTATTCAAATTAGAGATATAATACGAGAATTGAATCTTCTTATTGAAGATAATACTGCAAATAAAGGGGATGGCCGTGGGAAGAAAGAAAAAAAGTAAATTTTATTTTACACAAGAAACAGAAAATGCTATTATAGAATATAATAAATGTGATGATCCTGTTATTAAAAATAAAATTTATTCTGAGCGCATTGCATATGCATTTGATAAATTAGTTGAAAATATAATTCATACATTTAAATTTTATTATTTTGATTCTTCAGCAGAATATGTTAAATACGAAGTGGTTTCATTTTTAGTATTAAATATGCATAAATATCAAGAAGGTAAAGGAAAAGCTTTTTCGTATTTTGGCCAAGTTACTAAAAATTATTTAATATTGCATAATAATAATAATTATAAAAAACTTAAAATTCATGATCAAATAAATGTTCTTGACTATAAAAGAAATGTTGGATCTGAGCATTCATTATTAGATCAATCTGAAATGAGCCGTGAGTTTATTGGCCAAATGCTTGAATTTTGGAATATTAATATGACTAACATTTTTAAACGCCAAAAAGATATATTAGTTGCTGATTCTATATTAGAAATATTTAGACGCAGCGATAATATTGAAAATTATAATAAAAAAGCATTATATATTTTAATTAGAGAAATGACCGGATCAAATACACAGCATATTACTCGCATAATTAATATAATGAAAAAATATTATAATAGATTATTTGGTGAATATTATTCTTATGGAAAATTAAATACTTCAAATACAGGATCAATGATTTTACCTATGAATTGATAATATTAAATCAAATTAAAATTAAAGGGGAATAGAAATATTCCCTTTTTTTGTTTTTTGATATTTATATATAAGTTACAATGCCAAATTCAAAAGGAAAATAATATGTCTAAAGATGTTGAAAATTTTACATTATTCAATGATAAAACTTTATCTTCATTATTTGAAGATATTTACAAAAATGCTGAATCTAAAAAGCGTCAAATTAATACATTATTAAAAGAATTAGCTCCATTTATTAAAGATGGAGATTCTGCACAACGGTTAGTGCCAGTTATTAAAGAATATTTAGAAATTGGAGTTAAAAATGATGATCAATTAATTAAATTAGCTCAAATTGCTCAACGAATCATCCAAGCAGAAAATAAATCTTCCCCAAGCGAAGGTGCATTTGGATTATCTGATTATGAAAAAGAACAATTAATGACAGATGTAACTATAGATTTTGATACTTTAAAGCAAGATTCAGAAGTTATTGCAAAAACAATAGAAAAAATAGAAGAAAAGGAAATAATTTAATATGGCATGGTCAGAAAACCAACGGAAATCTTCCGCGGTTAGAATTACTTCTGGACTTCCATCAACATCAGCAGTTAATTCTTTAATCAGAAATGCTAGCCAATCTAATATATTTTATGAATTAGAAATGGCAGAAGTTCTTGATTTATTATTATATGAAGCTGATTTACCTGCATTAGATGATGGTACTCCAGATTTTTCTTTATTGGGAGCTATTAAAGCGAGAATGATAAATAGCCAAAATGATGTTCATATTGATGCTTTAACGTGGATTATTCCAATTAATACTAATATTAAAGAATATCCATTGATTGGAGAGCATGTAATTGTAGGTAATTATGCTGGAGAACTTTATTATTTTAATAAAGTTAATATTTTAAATTCTATAAATTCAAATCCATTTCCTGGATTAAGTTCTATGTCATCTAAAATTAAAACAATAGATAAAGCTGAAGTTCAGGCTACTGGTATTCCTAATAAAACTGGGGCGGGTTCTTATAAAATAGGTGATATTTTTAAGGAAAATCAACAAATTCGGCAAATTCAACCCCATGAGGGAGATATTATTTTTAATGGAAGATTTGGAAATACTATCCGATTAGGAAGTGATATTAAAAATGACAATATGGATTCTCCTAATATTATACTTAGAGCAGGTCAATTGACTGATGCTAAAGCATTTGATATAGATACAACTACAATAGAAGATACATTATTTATGCCAGTTGAAGAAGATATTAATGCAGATGGTTCTTCTATTTGGATAACAACAAAGCAAGAAATAAAACTTGAACCTTCAACAAAAGAATTAATTGATCAATTTTATAGCACATTATCCAAACCTATTAACACCTTTGAAGGTAAGCAAATTGTCTTAAATTCAGATAGGATTATATTTAATAGTAAGAAAGAAGAAATTGTAGGTTTTGCTAAAAAAGGAATAGAATTTACAACAGAAAAAACATTTGGAATCGCTTCAGCGCGAGAAACAATTATTAATAGTCCTACTTTATTATTAGGAATAAATGAATTAAATAAAACTACAACAATTCAAACAGTAGAATTTTTAGTTGATAATGTTGATGGTAAATCATGGATTAATACTAAAAAAATACAATTAGGCACCGGTGAATTTGAAGCTGCTATTTTAGGAAATACTTTAAAAAAATTATTAGAAGATTTTGCAGATATAGTAATGGATTTTTCAAAGGGATTACAAAAAGTAGGAGTTCCATTAGGACCAAAAGGCACTCCAATAGCTCCAAATGTTCCAAGTGTTCCTATGATTGCTTCTCCAGATATGACCCCGGTATTTATACAAACTATTACAAAAATAATAAAATTTAAAATGGATTTAAGAACCGCATTAAGCACAGTAGTGCAAGTAGAATAAGGAGTAGTTATGAAAAAATCAGAATTGGTAATAATGATAAAAGAAATTGTTACCAAAGAAGTTAAAAAACAAATTAAAGAGATATTTATTAATGAAAAAGTAGAACATGCTAAAATTGATGATCTTGATTTTCTTGAATTAAATATACCAGAGGTTAAATCTTTATATAAAAAACCTTCCACCAAGAAAAAACATTTTTCTTCTAATAAAACTATAAATAATATTTTAAATGAAACAGCGGGGCTATCATCGGTTGAACATCAAGATCCTTCAAATGATTTACTTGCGGAAATGAATGAAACTATTGGCAGCGGGTATAATAAAATTCAATCTACTGATGAAATTAAACAGCAAAAGCGTGACCTTGCGGCAGTGCAAACATTAAGAGATGCAAATGTTTCAGTTGATAGTGTGCTAGATCATATTAAAACTGCATTAACAAAAGATTATTCAGCTGTATTAAAAGCAATTGATAAGAAAAAGAAAAAATAATGGGCGCAAAAGAAAATGATTTAAATCCAAATGTTTATATTGGTTTAAAATTACCACTCATGAAAAATGAACTTGGATATTTTAAGCAAACTAAAACAACACTTGAGCAAGCAGTGCATAATATAAAAAATTTATTATTAACTATACCCGGAGAGCGAGTTGCACAGCCTGAATTTGGATCACGATTACATCATATTTTATTTGAACAAATTGATAGTGAAGAACAACTTTTTGCACGAGTTAAAGATGTAATAAAAGAAGCAATTAAAATTTGGTTACCTTATGTTATTATAGATGAAATTAATGTTGCAGTAGATAATAGATTACAAAATAATTTAAATATTGCAATTAGATTTAGTATTACGTTGGATCCAAATAGATTTGAAACTATAACATTTAATATAGCTGCTCCATTAATTTAAGGAAATATAATGATTAAAAAAGATACTTCTCGTGAAATACGATATTTAAGTAAAGATTTTTCTGGATTTAGAAATTCTTTAATGAATTATGCTAAAACTTATTTTCCAGAAACATATAATGATTTTAATGAATCGGATCCTGGAATGATGTTTATAGAAATGGCAGCTTATGTTGGTGATGTTTTATCTTATTATACAGATAGCCAATATAAAGAATCAATTATCTCATTAGCAGAAGAAAAGAAATCAATATATGAAATTGCTCAGGGATTTGGATATAAACCAAAATTATCATTTCCAGCATCAGTTAATTTAGATGTATTTCAAACAGTTCCGGCTATTGGAGGAGCAAATGATGTTAGACCAAATTTACAATATACATTAAATATACCAGCTGGATTAAAAGTTAAATCAACTGAAAATAAAATAACATTTAGAACCGTTGAAGATTGTAATTTTAAGTTTTCAAGCTCTTATGATCCAAGAAGCATAGAAATTTATGAAGTTGGTAATAGTAATTTACCAGTAAAATATCTTTTGAAAAAAACTGTAAAAGCTGTAAGTGGAACTGTAATTACTGAAAATTTTGTTATCGGTGATGCAAAAAAATATTATAAAATTGTATTAGCAAATGATAATATTATTGATATTATTAGTGTAATAGATAGTGATGGTAATAATTGGCATGAAGTTCCCTTTTTAGCACAAGATATGATTTTTGAAAATGTTGAAAATAATTCATCAACTGATCCTGATCTGGCTCAATATAATGAAACTTCTCCATATTTATTAAAATTATTAAAAACTTCTCGAAGATTTACTACATATATTCGTGATGATGATAAAACAGAATTAAGATTTGGAGCAGGAACAAGTGATAATCCAGATGAAGAAATTATACCAAATCCGGATACAGTTGGATCTGTTTTGCCAGGAAGTCCATCATATTTAACGACAGCATTTGATCCAGCAAATTTTTTAAATACACGCTCTTATGGATTAGCACCATCAAACACAACTTTAACAGTAATATATTCTTATGGTGGAAGTGTTGACGATAATGTTGGTCAAGGAACTTTAATCAATATATCTGATATTTCATATGAAATTGAAGATGATACATTGGATGCTGATCTTTTACAGGAAACAAAGGATTCCGTTGCTGTTAATAATACCGAACCTGCAAGAGGTGGTTATGGTAATGAACCAATAATTGAAGTTAAAAATAATGCACGAGCATATTTTCAAGCACAAAATAGAGCAGTAACAAAAGAAGATTATATTATAAGAGCATATTCATTGCCCCAAAAATATGGAAATATTGCTAAAGCATATATTAGACAAGATGAACAGTTAAAGGAAGAAAATGGAAAAATAATACGAATTGATAATCCATTTGCAATGAATATGTATGTTCTTGGATTTGATGGCAATAAAAAATTAACAACATTAAATACTGCAGTAAAAGAAAATTTAAAAACATATTTAAACCAATTTAGAATGGTTACTGATGCTGTAAATATTAAAAATGCATGGGTAATAAATATTGGAATTAAATTTGGAATTATTGCAAAACAAAATTATAATAAACAGGAAGTAATATTAGCTTGTATAGAAAAAATCAAAGAATTTTTTAATGTTGATAACTGGCAAATAAATCAACCAATAGTAACATCAGATCTTGTATATCAATTATCATTAGTAGATGGAGTAGTTTCTGTAGTTCCTCCACAAGAAAATAACGAATTTAAATTACCTATACTTATTACTAATAAATGGAAAATAGCAGATGGTTATTCTGGAAATGTATATGAAATTAGCAGCGCAACTAAAAATGGTATAATTTATCCATCACTTGATCCGTCTATTTTTGAAATTAAATATCCAAATATCGATATTGAAGGTCGCATAATTGCTGATAAAAATAAATAGGAGAATAATTAATGCATTATTATAGTTTTATTACTGAAGATGCCACTCTTTACGAGGGGGAAGTTACACAAAGTCAAAATACTGGCATGGATGAAATCCTTGAAATTAGAAAGGATATGAATTACACCGGCACAATTGTTAATGTTTCTCGTGCATTGGTAAAATTTGATATTACAGCTATTTCAGCATCAATTGTATCAGGATTAATTCCTTCAACTGCTCAATATTTTCTTAATTTATATGACGCTGGTTCACATGGATTAACTACAAGTCAAACAATATATGGATATCCAGTAAGTCAAAGTTGGA